GAGAATCTTGAGGTTCACGGCCCCCACGAACAGTCCTTGGGCGATCCGGTCTTCGGCGACCTCGTTGTACTGCTCCATCACGCAGTAGTGCTCCCCGTTGGCGACCGAGGGGCAGGTATCCCCTTGATCCAGAACACGGGCAACTGCATCCGTCATTTGCAGGGCTTCCCGCTTGAGGGAGGATTGAACTCTCACCGTGGCGTCGATGATGTAGTAGAGACGGGCGAACTGGAGCCGTCCCTCCTTTCGGGAGATGGAGCGTTCCAGTTCCGGAGTCCGCACGCGAATTGAGAGGTACTGGGTCATCTTGTTCACGAAGACAACCACCGATGGAATCTTGCTGATCTGGAAGAATTCCTCTGCTCCGATGAACACCTCGGGGACTCCGACGAACTGGACTTCGATCTGTCCAACCTGCGGGGAGACCATCGTGACCGTTCGATTGTTCGGCCCGCCGAGAGAGGCGAACAGGTCTATGTTCCGGGCCGGATCAGTGGTCAGGTTGTAGACCTTGATAGGAGGCACGACCGTCACATCCAGTCCAATGTCCCGCTCAACCTCCACGGTGTCGCAAGGCGTGGCGATCTCCGCGATGAAGAACATCGGCACCTTGATCTCGGCGTCAAGGCACCGTTTGAGGGAGCGCGTCACGTCCTCGTACAAATCCATCGTGTGCTTGTTGAAGATGATGGTGTTTTTGAGAACAGGGCGTTGCAATCCCCCGGCTCCGGGCGTGAGGAGGACTTTGAGCCGAACTTGATGAGGGGAAGAGAAGGGGAAGAGTGGCATCCTCCGGTCTATTGTCAGGATGTCGTTGTAAGTATCCGCGAGAATCCCAACGGCAGGGAGCCACGCATCCGGGCCATCAACCCACACGAGGAAACTTGCCCCGTCGTCGTTCGATAGTTGGAACGCGATTTTGGCTTCCTGCGCGGGGAGAAGATTGTCGATGGCAGGCTCTATGGAGGCGACCACCTCGAACCCGAAGAGTTCCGTGATCCCCTCCCCCTTCCAGTTCGGGAGGATGACCGCAGTTTCGTAATACTTCCCCTGCGGGTCGTATTTGGTTTGGTCGAGATCGAGCTTCCGGAGGGTGACTCCAATATTCGGAAGAAGCACGGACTTCTCCGCCGTCGCCGGAACGATGGGGGACTCCAAGATAATGCCCTCGAACGTCGTGAGATCGTCAACACGAACAGGCATTACCCGAGCCTCTTAACCAAATTGTCGAACATCGGAGCGAGAACCTCGTCCGCGTACTCGTCCAGTTCTTCAGCGGCAGGGGCGAACCACGGACGGGGCGGGATCGTCACGAACTTGGTATCCGCACGAAGAGGGAATCCTTGGGACAGGAAGAACCCGCGAATCCCTTCGGTCACGGGAACATTCGCGCCCTTCTCGTGGACCTCGCCGACCATCTCAAGGTCTTGACCCTTGTCTCCGGTAGCATCATCGGGGATTCCGGCGTACCACCGCTTCCCCTCTTTCCACGTCGTCATGGCGCGGACGAAAGTACCGCTCTCGATGAGGAGCTTGTCGTGCCCCTTGAGGGTCTTGGTCATGTCGTTGAGTTCGGCCCACCCTGCGCGGCCCCGGTTGATTCCATCGACGATGAAGCCCTTGGCCGCTTCAGCCAACGCCTTCATTCCGGCGTCCGTCCGCTTCCCGGTGAGCGATTGTTGGGCTCTCGCCATATCGCGGATGAGCTTCCGGTGCTTTCCGTAGGGGGCAATTCGTATGCTGATAGCCATCAGATCGACCCCAGCGACTTCCTCTGCTGTTCTACATCGACGTGCAAGAGGATAGGCTTGGCGAAGTGCTTCTGGCGATTCCCTCCGAAGGGCGACGCCTTGCTCGCCTTGATGACGTTGAAATCGCAAGGCACGCCACCGACCTCCACGATCCGGTCACCCTTCTTCAAGAGGAACCCCGTCTGAACCCTGTCCAGATCGGAGAACCGGAAGACGAAATGCGCCGTGGAGGGAAGGGCATCCCCGGTGGCCGATCTCTGGAGCTTGAAGGTCTGTTCGAGGCCGACAACCTGACCGATGATTTCGACGGGGGCAGTGTAGACGCGATTCTCCTTGGCCTCTCGAAAGTCCTTGTCCCTGACCGTGGTGGCGGTCGAGAGAACGCGGACTTTCACCACGATCTTGTTGATCCGAACAGGACGCAGACCAAGGCCGGGAGGCATCTCTCTATTCTACCTTCTTCTTCGACTTTGTGGCAATCAGGCCGTCTTTGCCGAGAGGGGGAGGGGTCGGAGGCTTTCCCTCATAGCCGAAGGGCTTGACCTTGAGGGACTTCTTCCATTTCCGCTCATCGAAAGCATCCTGATCCTCGCGGCCTTCCGTGAGATTCCGGAGCATATCGTTCACGAGGCTGGCGGGCTTCTTCTTACCCTTCCCAGATTCTTCGGCCAATGGTAGCTCCTCTCCTGACGGCGGGCTTGATCTCCGGGCGTTCGTCAATCGCCTTGAGTGCTCTCTTGTGAATTTCGTCCACGTTCCACTTCAAGGATTCTTCAGGTATTCGGTCGAGACGCTTTGGGGTTTTCCCGCTATTGTCGAGAATGAAGAAGTCCGCATCCCCTTGGTGTTGCTCCATGAAGGCGTGGAAGTTCTTGGCCCCGACAGCGTAGCTCTCCGCGAAGAGTTGGGCATCGACCACGCGGCCCGTTCTTTCGGCCCTCTCAAGAACTCCGCGCTTGGGATTTTCCCAAGTCTCCTGTGGATTGGCGTGGACGTAGGCGAAGGTGGGCTTGATCCCGCGCTTCTCGCACTCTTCGAGAAGCCACTTGTTCTCGGTCCCGTTCTGCTCGCCCGCCGAGTCGTAGATCGCGCCTACTTTCTTGGCGACCTCGGACGCCTCGGACACACTAGAGATGGCGTAGCCCTTCCCAGCCGCAACGCCGCCCGACGTGACCAGCACCGTGCGCTTCTCGGGGGGAAGTTTCGACACCGTATCGTCGAGGTACTTGAGGAAGGCTTTCTTGGCGACGGCGTTGGCCGTCTGGTGGACGGCGACGTTGTAACGAGCGCGGGAATCCTTGATCTCGTCCTCGGACTTTCCTTTGGGGTTGTAGTCCGGAGAGAGGAGCTTCACGTCGTCCGTGGCGAAGACGTTGGGCGCGTCCCCGATCTCGCCCTTCTTGAGACGGGCAAGGTAGTTGTCCACCACTTCGTCCGGGGAACTCTCGTAGAGATCGGCGAATCTGGATTCGACCTGCCGTTCGTCCGGGGTGAGGTTGGGAAGACGAGGCACCTTGGGCGGAGGGGGAACCTCGTCTCCGGGGACTCCCACGCGAGATGCGGAGGTCATCCCGCCGTCTCCCGTCTTGTACGGATTGGGGGTGTGGGGATTGGGAACGTGGGTCAGGGGCTCCCCGTCCTTGGAATGGGTCGCCGTCCCCGCTCTTGGAGGGGCCTCGGCCCTGCTGGATAGGCCGGGGGGCTCTGCCGCACGCCGGGGCTCGCTGGGCGGGGCTTGCTCTCGTTTGGCCCTCTGGCGGCTCTCCCACGCAAGCCGGGAGGCTTCGGAGCGATCTCCCGCCTTCTCGATCCAATGAGGGAAGGCACCGACAACGCGGCGATTTCCGAACAGGGCTTTGTTCAGTTCGCCTGTCGCCATCACGCCGTTCCGATATACATGGCGGGGGTCGCGTACTGCTGGAGGATGTCGTCCACTTCGGCGTTCCCGGTCGTCCACGAACCCCCGGCGGGTCCGTTGAGGGCTTTCATGGGACTCAGGCTGTAGGAGTACCCCTCGACCGACTCCGTGTTGAGGCGGGTTCCGATCCCGCCGGGAGACTCCGCCGTGTCGATGTCCCCGATCCTCTGCACCTTGTCACGAATGAGGAGGAGGGCGGCCCTCTGGATTGCGTCGGGCACACGCCCATATCGGACAACGGGCACTCCGGAAGAGGGGATGGCGAACTCCGTGGGCTCGCAGAGAATCTTGTGGGGAGGACCCGTCACCACGCCCGTCACGATGAACCCGCCGGACTTCGGCTCAACTTCCTTTCCGACAAGAACAGAATCCCCTGCGCGGATAGGGAGGCTGGCGGGATCGGAAGCGATCTGGATTTCTGTCGCCCCGCGAAGTACGGGGGCCATCGTAGTCGTGCGAATGGGCGCATAGTCATCGACCAGCCACCCGAACACTCCGTCCATAACAACGAAGAAGGGGTTCTCGGGGAGCTTCATGTTTCGAGAGAGCATCATGACGTAGCGCGACTTCACCTGATAGGCGATGTCGGGAAGGTTGAACGTGAAGAGTCCCGGCTTCTCAAGCGCGAGGGCGAACAGTTGGAGGATGGGGATTTGGTTCGGCATCCGGGCGACACTCGACCGCCCGGAGTCCGTGGGCTGGCGGAGGCGAACGGGGAGGAACCATTGATCGGTCAAGCGATTGATGAGGTGGCACACCTCCGGAATGAGGAGACGGAGCCTGTCGTCGGGGATACAGAACTCTCCCCCGCCATCGGGAATTCCAGCGCACCTGACCTGTTCGATGGTCACGTACCGGAAAACCGTGTGTAGGCCGTTCGCCAATCCAGCAGGCATTTCAACCCCTTATGTGGGATTCATCTTCTTCCGACTGATGTGGTAGTAGAGCCACGGGTCGGCAAGGTCTTCCGTGATTTCACGCCACTCCTTGACTGTAACATCCAGAGTGTCGGAACGGAACTTCTTCGGGTCGATCATGGACTCGCGCTTCGTGAAGTCGATGGGAGGGAAATCCCCGATGGGGACTCCTGCGCTGTCCGTCTCCCGAAGTAGGTACGTTCCGGATTCCGGCGTTCCCATGCGGAGGAACAAATCGGCGTCACGCTCATCCGCTACGGGAGTCGCGCCTGCCGAAGTGAAATGGTAGGAGAGGCCGCTCCAAGGACCGAGAATCTGTCTGACACCACCAAAGCGGAAAGTGAAATACCTCGTCATCCGCCCCCCGGAGTCCCCTCCCCCGGATGGGGGAGGGGACAGGTTGGTGGTTCAGGGTTGGTTAGACCAAGAGCGTCCGGCGACGGATGTTCTTCGTCTTCACGATGGCGTCCACGTTCTCCACCTGCGCGTCCACCTGATTGTAGACGATGGTCTCGATCTGGTCCGTGTTCTTGTTGAACTCCGTGAAGATACGGGTTCCATCGAGAATGCCCCAGATGAAGTTCTTGGGGTTCGCCAGCCAGATGAAGGACCCCTCGAACACCGTGTTGGCCGAGCCGCTCGCCGCGCCCGCCTTCACCACGTCCACCGCCGGGAACGGGTCGATGAAGGGGACGTTCGGCCCGAGCAGGCCGAGGGTCGAGTACGCCTGCGACGCGCCCGCCACGGGCATGAGACGCAGTTCCGACGCCGCGCCCACCGTGGGCGAGATGAGGAGCAGACGACCTTCGCGGTCGTCGCGGGCCACGTCGGTCAGGAGCGTCGGGATCGCCGCCTTGAGCGCGGCGTTGATCTGACGCGCCACCTCAACCGCGTTGAGGGTGCCGTGCGTGAGAACGATGGTCACGCCCGCGCCGGGGGCTCCGTCCACCTTCAGCTTCACCGTGTCGTTGCTGGAGGTGATGATGAACGGCTGGAACTCGGAACCGAGGAACTCCGCGCTCGTCGCCGCCGTGATCGTGATCGGGGCGTCGTCGGGGATGAGGGGGATGCGGATCATCGGCGTGCCGAGCGGAGCCATCTCCGCGCCCTGAAGGGCCGCGTCGCCGAGGATCGTGCCGCGATCCGACACGACATCCGCCCAGTCCGTTGCGATGGAGTCGCCCACCAGCCAGCGGAGACCGGGGTCGTTCTTGTACTGCTTGGGGATGCGACGCTTCATCTCGGAGAAGATGCCCTTCTGGATCGAGGCACCCTTCACGTCGAGGATGTGCGCCCCTTCGGTCTGGAGGTTCCAGCCGTTGAGACGGCGCAGGAGGCGGTCGCGGGGGCTCGTGCCGACCGTGGTCACGTCGCCGTTGATGGCGAGGTCTTCCATGTCGGTCGAGATGCGCTCGACCATCGTGTTCATGATGGTCTGCTCGAACTCGTTCTGCTCGATGTTGCCCTGCAACACCTCGGTCGTGATGTTCCACGCACTGCGGAGCTTCTGCGCCCGCAGGACGATGCGCTGGAACTTCGCACGGGACAGGTTGCCCGTGTCGGTGGCCTCGTCCACGCTCTCCGTGACGGGCTCGCCGATCCACAGCTTGTCCACGTCCATCAGGGGACGGGGCATCCGGATGAACCGGGAGATCGGGAGCAGGACCGAGAACTTCTTGACGAGGGTGACGAACTGGGTCTGCTGAAGCGGGTTCAGCAACCCGCCCGTGAGAAGGTCGCTCGTGGCGATGGTCTTCTCGATCATCTCTTCGTTGGCATCACGGCTCGCTACAGCGTTCATCTGATTCTTCCTCCTAAGTTTTCAAAAATCCACACGATCTAGTATTTGGCGGTGGCCTCGCCCGCCGCCTTGTCGAAGAGTCCTCTCCACGTCCCGGCCCTGCCCTTCGACGGCACCTTGACCGTGGAATCCACCGTCCCGCGAGGTCCGCTCTGGCTCACACCGCCAGCCTTCTCCACCCTGACCACGCGACCCTCCAGATCAGCGAGACGCCTGTTGGAGTCGTTCGTGACCGAGCCGAGTTCCTCCAACGACTTCTGGAGAAGCTCGGAGTTCCGCGCCTGTTCCTCGGCCATCTTCTCGATGGCGACTTCGATGAAAGACTTGGTGATCTCGGTTTGCTTCTCGACCAGACCGCCCAGAGCCTTCTCCAGCGACTCCGGAGTGAGGGACTTGCCGAAGTTGTCGTTGGTTCCGACCTGCGGAAGATTGCCCGCCTCGCGGAGCTTCTTCATGGTGAGGTCGAGGGCTTCCTTGGCCGTCATCGTGGTGGACTTGATCTCCCCGCCCACCTGAATGTCCCGGCGGGAGTCGGTCACGGCAGTCGCGGCCATCGCCGCGTCGCCCGTGGCCTTGTCGGGGCTGAACGCACCCTTGGGGCTCGCGCCCGAAAGGTCGCGGGGCGCGAAGGGCGCATCCGCCGCGATCATGGACACGGCCATCTGCTCGCCCGCGCCGAGAGCGGCACCGCTGGCCTTGGCGAGAAGGTGCCGAGTCGTCCAGAGGGCGTTGTAGGCCGCGTTGACGATCTCCTTCTCCTCGTCGCTTCCGGAGGAGAGAGGGGCGTCAGGGGTCGGGTTGTTGTACTTGGAGAGAAGGATGGCGATGTCGTTGACGAGATCAGCCACTCCGGTCTCTCCCGCGTTCCGGGCTTTCATCTCAGGCTTCATGACTTCTTTCTCCGGTTGGGGTTTGCAGTCCTTGACGGCCACCTTGTTCTCGGTTGCGGCAGGGCAGACGGCCTTCTCCGCAGAAGCGGGGCTGGCGGTCGTGGTGCTTGCAGGAGTCCGGGGAGTCGTCTCCATCTCGGTCGGCGTCTCCTCTTCCGTGGGAGTCCCTTCCTTGTTCATCTTTCCTCTTCCTCCGAACAAACGCCCGAGGGTCGCAAGTATCCCCGCGCCCTTTTTCATGTCGTCCTCGTTGACGCCTTGGAGGGCATCCTTCTCGACGCCCTGCCAGCCGTCCTTCTCTGCATCGTCGAGAGCCTTGGAGATGGCCTCGACGTATCCCGTCCGGGGATTCGCCGCCTGCTTCTCCCGCGTAGCGGCGATGTGGTCCAGATCGAGATCGTTGATGGTCCGAGCCAGTCCGCTCGGCGTCATCTCGACCGCCACGGAGTCGCGGTTCTTGAGGTTGAGCTTCCCGCCGATGGAAAGCTGACGTTTGCACTCGCCGCTCGCCACTTCCTTGAACAGCTTGCGGGCCTGCGGGAACTCGCCATCGAGTTCGATGGTGGCGAAGAACTTGTTGATCTTCTTGCCATCCTTGCCCACGCTGGTCACGATCTCACCGTCCACGGTCTTCCCGAACTCGAACGTGGAACGGTGATTCTCCAAGAACGGAACGCCCTTCTTCGAGGCGGTCGCCATCTTGGTGAGCGCGGCGGTGCTCATGCGATCACGCTGAAGGTCCAGCCCGTCGTCGCTGGCGACGGCACGGACGTACATCTTCCCGGTCTTCTCGTCCTGCCACGCCTTTTCGCAATCGGCGTCGAACTCGAACCGGACGGCAGAGAACTTATCGTTCATCGCTCCCCCCACGACCAACACTGGCTCCCATCATAACAAGACGGCGGGCATCCGCCATAAGTTCTGTTGCAATTCTGAAAGCACCTTCGGACATCCCTCGGGACCTGCTCTTTGAGGACAACTTGAGCCGGGGGTTTTCCTGCTTCCCGCGAGGTTCGTTGGTGAAAGCCGTAGGAGGCTCCTCGGGCATGAACGCATCTTCCGGAGCAGAAGGTTCTCCGCCCGCGCTCGGCTCCATCCCCGGCTCGCTCGGCGCACCTTCCTCGCCCGGCGCACCGCTCGGCATTTCCGGTTTCGGCATCGCCTGTTTTTCGTCGAGGGCGATGGCGAGTGCGAGCCCTGCGGTAAGTTCGGCCATCGCAACGGACAAAGGCTTGTCCGCGAAGTAAAAGTCCTTGGGGTAAGGGGGCTTCCCAATCTTCTCGCGCATTTCGTTCGGCGTCATAGCACCGAGCGAGGCGTAGATTTGATCCATCCGCGCCATGTCGAGGGGATCGGTGAGCGTGAGACGGGCGAACCGGAACTGAACTCGGACTTGCTTCCGGTACTCCTCCATCTCCTCGCGGTCGTCCGGCGTCTTGGGGTCGTTCCCGAGGAGGGCGGACAGGAGATCGAACACAATGGTCTGGTTGATGATGTATTCCTTGGCGAGACGATCCGGCTCGAACTCCTGCTCGTTGGTGATCTCGCGGGACACCTGCGAGGATGCCTTGTTGACGTTCTCGGTGGAGAAGAATACCGGGGCCATGCCGAAGATTTCACGAACCTCTTCGTCGTTGGCCGTCCGGTAGGTCTGGAAGCTGGCGTCTTCGGTCACGCCCACGGTGAGCGGCTTGAGTTCGATAGCCGTCTTGTTCTGCTGTTGAAAGCCGACCTTCGTGGGCTCGACCTGAATGACCATCACCCGATGAGCCTGATCTACGCCGCGAGCTTTCCCGCGAACGAAATCCTCGACCTGTTGCATCGAGTCCTGCGTGAGCCTTCCGCCGGAGACCAGAAGGGCCATGCGGGGCACGGCATCGTTCTCGAAGAAGTTGACGTTTCGGATCGCCGACTGGCGGTTCCCGGCGATGGCCGTCGAAGCCGGGACGTAGCGCGGAGCCCCGTAGTAGGAATTCGTGGGGTCGTAGATCATGAAGTGGAGAATTTCGGTCGCCCGACTCTCTGCGGAGAGGGCGTTCTTTCCTTCCGAGAACTCTCCCTTCACGGAGTCCATCCCGCGCTTGTCGCCGAACTCCTTGAAGTACCGCTTCTGGTTTCCGCGAATCTGGACGAAGCCGTAAACCGTCTGCTTCCCGCTCTCGTCGCGCATGACCCGCTTCCGCATGGTGGTCGCGGGAACGTGGTAGAGGCGGATAATTTTTCCGGCGTTGTTCCGAACGACTTCGATGAAACCATTCCCCGTGGATTCCTCGTCGGTCTTCATCAGGTAGCAGAGTTCGGTGAACGGCATCTTCTCGTTGGGGTAGCTGAACAAAGAGCGGACGATCTCGGTCTGCTCCTCGATGGCTTTCTTTTCCTTGTCCTTGGTCTCCGGCGTGAGGGGGTGGATGGGTTCGATGTTCCATCCGAGGCCGACCGTATTCCGGGCGTAGGACCGGATGCACCGGGCAAGTCGAGTGTTGATCTTGGGCGTCTGCGCCCAAACGGAGGGGTTGTAGGTTGGGGCGACGAATTCTCCGGACGCCTGTTGCTCGAACTGGTCGAGTTGGCGAGACTTGGCCTCGCCCTCGTTGCTGTCGTCTTCCGATCCGCGCTTGGAGTTTGCGGCCTCTACGCGACCGCCGCCCAATAGCGCGACCTTGAGAATCTCGTCCATATCCTCTTTGGTGACACTCCCCTTGAGGAGCGTTTCTCTGACGGTTCCGTTGAACTCTTCGTTCACGGTACACCAATCTCGGCCCAAGTGATCGCAACGGAATGCTTCACGCCACCAGCGATTCCCGTCGTGCGAAAACGAATCCGTTGAGCGGGCACGAGGTCGATCTTCTCCGGGGAGCGCGAGTTGGGCCACGAGTAAACCTGCCCCGCGAACGCGGCCACCCTGTCGAGTTCGTACACTCGATCCCCGTCAACGATTTCCACGAAAAGGGATACCGCGCCTGCGGCATCAGCCGACCACAGAATCGTCCTTGCGGAAAACGGATGGTAGCGTGCGCCCGCTTCCTTGGTGATGTTGACTCCCGTTTGGAAGTCTCGCTCAACCTGAAGAGTTCCTTCGCTTACGCCCACAGGTGTCCCATCCTATCTATCCGTGTCCGCAAATTCAACTTTACGTTGTTTTTTCCTTTTTGTCCAGTCACAACCAACATCACGGAATCGTTATCGGAACAGGGGAGCAAGTCTCCGAGAAATCGAGAGCGGGTTCCACGAAGAAAGTGGCGATCTCAGTTCGGAAATCGTCCACGAATGTCGGAAGGACGATGTGCGCCTGAACTCGCCACTGACCCAACTGATCCAAGTCGCCCACCACGGTCTTGTACCGAAGTCTCCCGTCAGTCCCATCTGTCACGAAATCCGCGTTCTTGACCTTGGCACCGCTGAGAGGTCGTCCGAAGATTATCTGCTTGGTCGGCGCACTGCTCAGATCGACGATGACGCCGCTCTTGTCCAGAACGACGATCTCGAACACAACCCCGATGTCGCCGAACCTGACCGATCCGAGATTCGCCACAACTGCCCCCGGACTAATGCCTCGATGCAATCTGGCCTCGATGCGCGGCGCGATCTTCAAGACCAGCAGAAACCCGTCAGAGGCGGGAATGCACGATGACGGGATGTTGGGGAGAACCAGCGGTTGCCCAAAGGGGCCGCAGGCACCGTCACAACATCCCGTCATCTGGACCTCGTTAGACGTTCACCAACGAGTCGATGACCTGCACCCGGCGCGGCAAGGCCGCCACCGCCGTCTGGAGAGCACCGAAGTTCGCCGCCGCGATGATCGCGGCACGGAGTTCCTGACGTTCTTCGATGAGAGCCATGAGCACGTCACGCAGGTCCCAGATGTCCGAGTTCCCACGGCCCGTCTCGGGACGAATGAAGACGGTCTGCCCGTCTCCAACAACTTTCGGATCGCCACCACCCATCGGCATAGTTCACTCCTTAATCAAGCGGCCTCGGCCCACAAATACGTCCCTTGGAGGCCCAACAGGGCCTTGAGAAAATCTCGTCCTTCGTCGGGCCGGACAATTCTATCATCCAGTTCGACACCGTTCTTGAGAATGTCGCCGACAATCGAACTCTTCGAGCCCATCCGCTCAACCACGAGACCATTCTCGAAATCGAAAATGGCAATGGGGGCGACTTTCCCTTCGCGGTCGGCAACCATGAGCTTGACGGAAGATTTGGTCTCCCCGTCTATCTTCCACATCGAGCGGCGGCGGTCGAGTTCGGCGATGGTCTTCTGCCAGTCCCCGTCGAAGGCAACGGCCTTGTCGTCCACGGTTGCGTTGAAGAAAATCTTGCGCGAGTAGTCCTTGGCGTCAGTATCGGGGTCCTCGTTGATATGATCGAAGGGGATTCCGTGACGCTCCAGAAGATTCCGGGTCTGGGCAAGATCGGAACGGTGAGTCCAGATGATGATCTTCCATCCGGTACTCTTGAGGTAGATCAGAGCCTCCTTCGCGCCGGGAATGAGATTCTCATTCTCGTCCACGAGAGTCAGGTCGCAGTCAACCCCGATGACAGGGGCTTCTGCGCCCTGCTTTTCTACCACAACTCGCCGAGTTTTTCCCATACCCTCAGACCTTTGAGTTGCCGGATTCTTGAAATGACTCCGGCCTCTTCGTCGTTCTGGAAATTCCTCCCCCAGAGGAGGTCTTTCACTGCGGCCTCGTCGATGCTCTGGATTTCACCCAGTACGGAGGGGTGAATGGGAGTCCCTTTGAGATGCTTTCCTGCGCTCGTTCGGAACCACTTCCGGTTGTCGCCCTTCACGAAGGAGTACCCGTTGTCGATGGCGTAGACGCGGCGTTCCGCATCCATGATCCAGTTGTTCGAGTGGCGGTCGATCTCGCCCCGGATGAAATCGAAGGCCGCGAGTCTGTGGAGCCAAGGATTCTTCTTGTCCTTGCGGTAGTCGTATCCCCGGTCGATCCACTGCCACGCGGTCGGCTGGTCGGCCCACGCCTGTAGGCTCCCGTAGCCGATGACGGCGATCTCCCTTCCGATGGTGGGGGGAGTGAGATCGAACCCGATAAGCTGGTCGAGTTCGTAGGACAACATCTCGCGTTCCGGCCCGGTGATCTTGGTGTCCACGCTCTCGCAGTACCGCTTGTTCTCAAACTGGAAGTGGACAGTCTTGAGAACAGCCTTCAGCGTGGTCATGATTCCGGACTCGATGCCGTCCTTGAACGTGACCTTGAACGGACGGTGGATTCCCTGTCCGATGGATGCAACTTCGGACTCCTCGGAATCCATAAGAGCCCGGCACATGAGATCGCGGGTCTCGGAATCCCCGTGCTTGCGAGAGAGCGGAGTCCAATCCCCCTCGGCCCCTCGCATCATGTCGAGAAGGCCGAGTGAGAGTTCGGCGGACCCCTTTTCCGGGTGTTCCTCCGGACGGAGGCCGGAAAAGAGTCTCGCCGCTAGGACGGACTCTCTGGTTTGCATCCGCCCTTTTCTAGTCGCCGATGGCGAGGAACCGAATGCGCTGGGACACGCCCTGCGCTTCGATTTCGAGATCGAGGACTCCGCTCGGCGTCGAGGCCATTTGCACGAGCATGGTCTTGTACGACTTGACGCCGAACGCGCCACCGTCGAACTTGAGCCTTGCGCCGTCGCCGTCCGCGAGGAGCAGAGCCCACAGGGGGTCCGCGATGGACGCGACGAGGGGCGCGAGATCGACGCTCAGAGGCCCCGGCCCGAACGTATCGTCGAGCAGAGCCTTGGCGTTCGCGTTGAGGCCCGTGAGGGCGCGACTCAGGGAGATGCCGTCCGAGGTCGAGAGGCCCGCCGTTGCGTTGAACGTGAAGTTCGCCATTGGAAAATCCTCCTCTGTCTATGTCTTACTGGTCGGAACCCACGAATGGGTATGTCCGTCCGCTTCGGCGGTCGTACCCATGACATTGATGTTGTGGTCGTGACCGTTCACCATGTCGGTCTTCCCGCGAATGACCTGACCGTTCTTGTCGGCGATGACAACGAGGCGATGCTTGTGGCTCGGGGACCTGATCCCCTCCTCTTGCGTCGTGATTGCCTCGAATCGCTTCTCGCCGAACTCCGGTCGAGACTGCCAATGCCACGCGCCCTGCTCATCGACTTGAACGGGGCCGGGGTTGGAGGTCACTGCCCCCGAAATATCCTTGAGGGTGAACTGGTCACACGCACCCATCGCTGACATGGCGAGCTTCCACGCGCCGCACCATCCCGCGAGTTCTCCACTGGCTTCCTTCGCGTCCTGCGCCTTGAAGTGCTTGCAGTTCGCGCAGGCTTTCGCCATCCCCACCGGGGAGCCGCCCGGAAGACACTTCTTGAAGTACGCATTTCCATCAACGACCGACACGAGTTCCCAACCCTCTTCACCCATCTGCTTCAGGAGATTGGGCTCGTTGGCGAGAAACTCCGCCTTCCGGACTTCGTGCGCGAACTTCATCTAGTTCCTTCCCTTTGGCCTAGTAGACCTTCGGAGCCGGGGCCGGGAGCGATCCCGGCTTTCCCGCCTGACTGGTCACCTGCGTCGAGGCTTCCGGAGACGCATCCTTCGGGTGCGCCCACGCACGGAACTGGCCGGGGGCGAGACGCACCTGCCCTCCCATCCGAGCGAGAGAGGACACGACCGCCGGGCCGTGAGTGGCGAGACCCGTCTGGGCGGCGACGATCCTCGGGATCATGTCCGCGTTTCCGCGACGGGCGAACGCGCCCATCTCGTCGGCCTCTGCGGGGGGAACGCCCTGCGTTCCCGATCCGGGGATGTTCGACGCCACGGACGGTTGCTTGTCCGGATCGGTCGCCATCTTCTCGACGCCGGAACGGGCGAAGTCCGCGAGAGACTTCTTGGCAGGGGCTTCGGAGGAGGCGTCCGAAGAAGTGGGAGTCGTCGGAGACTCCGACTCATCCGCGCTCTCCCACGGCTTCCCGCCCTTGGCCTTCTCGATGCCACGAGCCACGTTGGACTTGGAAATGTTTCCACCACCCTGCCCGCTACGGGCGTGCCCTGCGAGTCCGCTCATGTTCCGATCCTCCTGAAAATTATTGAGGGGCCACTTCACCTGTCGGCTGGGCCAGAGGCTCAAGCCGAAGAACCATTGTCGTATCCTTGGTGACCACGGGGCAAGGACAAAGTTCCTCACCCTCCTTGCTGACCTCTTCGGACTCAAGCTCCATTCCCCACAGGCGATTCTCTACGACAGTCTGAACCTTGGAGAAATCGCTGGGAGCCTTTCCGGGCGGATAGGCGTTCTTCGACACCTTGGCGGGGCCGACGAACAGTTTCTTGACCTTCATGGCCTCGGGAACGTAGGGGAGATCGAACGTGGCCCCGAATCTCCCAGCAGACATCCATTGCAGGGGGATCACCCGGTCGCCAACCTTGAGCCCGTCTTTCCCCGGCCTTGCGTATGCCGGAGGCTCCTCGGGCATGGCGTGTTCGACCATGATCTTTCCGGTGTATTCCGTCGAGGGCATCGCCCCGCGAGAGATGGCGTCTTCGATGACGCCCCTCGCCTTGTCCGTCAAGGGGAGCCTGTCGAAGCCGCTGGCCTTGAAGATTTTCTCGACCATTTCTTTTTCGAGCATTGGCTCAAAGCAGTCGAGCGATTTCCCGACTTGCATAATGGACCTGCGCTCGCGGATGAAGGCTTCGTATTTGTTCGGATCAATCGTGTGGGAGACTTCAAGCCTCGCGGGGGTCTGTGGATCGACCTTCCCCTTTGCGGTGCTGATCGACACCATGACAGACTGACCCGTGGGATGATTGAACATGGAAACTGTTTCCTGTACGCCCTTGTGAGCGTCCATCTTCATCTCGCCCTTGGTCGTGTACCCGACATAGCGAAGACTGTTCTTCACCTGTTGGGCAATCCGGTTCGCGCTCTCCACAGTCCCGGCGTGCGACGATTCGTGATAGAGAGGGGTGATCTCGGGGTCCTTCTTGAGCCCTTTGATGCTTGCGATCATCGACCTTGTGACAGTTCCGGGGGTTGCGCCCCGTTCGGACTTCATCTTCTTGAACCAGTCCGTCCCGGCTTGACGGAGCTTCATTTCGTCCGGAGACAGGGCACCGGGTTGCGCCCGACCGCGCTTGTCCCACGCACGATTGGCGGCTTCGGAACGGTCTGCGTCGCTGTCGATGATTTGAGGATGGACCTTCGAGACCTCGGGGGAGACTTCTTCACGTTGCGGGAGAAACAGCTTTGCGACGGGTCCACTCGGAGCGTCCTTCTCGGCCTTCTCTCGGGCGCGACGTTGCATCCCCGAGGTTACGATATTCGCCACTTCCTGTTGATGGGCGTCACGTTGACGGGACGCCCACGCCTTCTTCCCGGCTTCGGAACGGGCACGGTCGGCATATGCCGCCGCCCTCTGATCTATGATCGAAGCTACGGGAATCTCTCCGAATTTTGCCTTGTTCTGGAACCCTTCCGCATCCGCGCCCTGCGCGGACTGATTCACGGCGGAAGGGCTATCGGGAAAAGACTCCGGCTCCTTCGCATCCACGCTTCTCGCGGACAGTCTCATGGCGAGGGAGCTATTCGGAAAATCCGAGGACTTCTCCACGTCCTGCGTCGTGGCCGGGACGTGCATCGGAGAACCGGGCGCGTGGAGGGAGCCCTTGACGTGGGACCGGAGGTGCATCACCGCGCCCAGCCCCTCCATCTCACCCTCGCCTTGGTAGTCCTTCTCGACCACCGCATCCTTCGCCGCCCCGAGCTTGGGGAGGAGGATTTGAGGGAGATGGAACTTGGTCATCGTCGTCCGCATGGACTTGTTGATTCTGTCCAACTTGTCCCTTGCGGAGCCGCTCATCGGATCGCTCATACGGCCTCCGTTGTTTTCCATGACTCGTTCAGACTCCGGACTTTTCCTTGGCGACTTTTCCCTTGGCCCGCTCGATGGCCCTCGTGAGTTGGTCGCGGAACAGGTTGACTTCTTCGGGGGCCTCCTTCAACGCCGCCACGGGCTCCATGCCGGGGTTGAACGTGACGCGATGCTGGTGGGCGTGTCCGCCGACCGGGGACTGATCCGGGGCCGTGCGTGAGTCGAGGGAACCATCGGGGTTGAGAGCGGCCTCGACCATGTGGGCGTGCCCGTTGTTGTAGCTGGTCAACCCTTGCACCCGGAACCCGGCGGGATCGGGGGAAGGGGTCAGGTGGAACTCGTGACGATGACCATCCTGCGGATCGGTCAGGCCGTGAAGAACGTCGGGCATTCCCGGCGTTGCGGCGATCACCGCGACCGGACCCTGATCGGGGAGGGCCAGTCCTCCTGACGCCATCGAGGTCGTCGTGATGCCGGGAGAGTGCATGGACGCCTGCCCGCCCTGCGAGGGACCTTCCTTCTCGGAGACGCCGACTTCGGCGATGACTCCGGGGGCGATCCACACCGCCCGAATGGTCTCGGGAGCGAGACGCTCGATGGAAACGTGGTAGGCGTGCCCGCCCACGTTCTCCACCTGTTCAGGCTCGCCGATCTCGCGGTCCTTGGCCCACGCCTTGACCGCATCCACGCTGGCGAACTTGCGAACGGAGAAGTAGAGTCCCCCGATCACCATCTCGGGCTCCTCGGTCTCGCGCTTGTACTCCCCGAGGTCCCCGGTGAAAAGGGAATGAGGAGTCTCTCCTGCCCGGATGGTCTTCAGGGTGGAGTTGCAGTAGCGGCAGGCGAGCTTCTGCCCGACTGTCTGAGGACGCCATTCGAGCATCGACTCGACACAGCATCCTTTCATCAGGCCCGGAACCTCGACCCCGAGGCGACCGTCCCATTGTGTCTTCGTGGTCATGTCGGCTCCTTCATCCCTTGATTCGAGCGGTGATTTTGTCGGCTTCTTCACGAGTAAGAAGCCCGACGCCCACCGCGTTGTTCACGACGAACTTCTTGATGCGGTGAGACTGCACTGCATCAAACTCTCCGGGGTCGCCATCGGCCCCGGCGATCTGGTCGATATCCAAGAACGCCTCGGCGATGAAATCCGGCGCACCCGAGACGATCTCCTTGATGACTGCAAACGTCGGCAGATCGACTTCCTTCCGGACCTTGATCCGATCCCGCTTCTCGGTGATGAGCCGGGACACGTCGCGGAGAGCCGCCGCATTCGAGAGCCAGAACATCTTGATCTTCTTGCCCTCTTCCGTGGTCGGCTCTTTCATGGCGCGAGCCTTGGACGTGTAGGAATTGGCGATGCCTTCGGCCTTCCCGATGGCGCGGTTCATCTTGTGCCACTTGGGGGGTTCGTTCCCGGCGTGATCCGCCTTGGGGGAGTAGAAAAGGAATCCCTTTTGACGCCCGGCTCCGATGGAAGCCTTCTCGTAGGCGTTCGCCTTCCCCTCAAGAACTTCTCGGCTGAGTTGGGCGGCGACGTTGAAAGCGGCGTTGGCTTCGTCGGTGAACTTCCCGAATTCGTCGCGCCACGGATTTCCACGCTCGACGATCTCGGCAGTGTCCTCCGCTTCGGGAACATCAAAGTACGATTCCTTGATGCCGCCGAGAACAGAGGCGAACTTGAGACCGTAGCGAAGACTTTCTGTGGTCTGCATCAATTCACACAGGGACGAAATCCAACATTATCGGGGAATCCCCCCTTTGTCAACTACAACCGCCGTGCCTAGACTACGACCGGATCGGCAATGGAGGTCAGGACTCCTGCGTTGTCGATCTCGGTCGCCTTGAACCCGCTCGACGGCCCGCCGGAATTCTTGAGACCCTGCGCCAGCGCGTTCCCGCAAAGCACCGAGTTGTCGCCGTCATCAATGGTTGCTTGGATTCCCCGCGCCGGGGAGTTCGTCAGGAACGAGAACGGACTGGAGCCCACCGCGTCGAAGACCAGCTACGCGGTCTTCGCCAGATAGCTCGCATCCGAATTGGGGATTCCCAGCCCCGCCACGGTGACGGTGATCTTCTTCGACATGATCCAACTCCAAAACAAGTGGTTGAAAAGTTCGACTACACCGGGACCGGGGCCGTCAGGCCCGTGACAACGCCCGCGCTGTCGATCTGCTGGGCGGAATAGGTCCGGCCCGCGCCGATCACGTCCTTGACGCCCTGCGCGATGGCGTTGGCCGCATCCTGCGACACGTCGGCATCATCGACGACCGCCTTGGCCCCGCCACAGCCGGAAGCCCCGAACGTCCCGCAGGCGGCCTGAGAGCCCACCGCGTCGAAGACCTTCTTGCTGATGCGCTCCAGCAGGAGCGAATCCGTCCCTGCGCCTTGGCCGATGAGCGGGGTGAACGCCACAACGATCTGCTTCATACCGAATCTCCTAATCTATCTCATCCATCATACGATACAGCCATTGCAAAACGAAGCGGTTTGCGTCGGAAAGAAGTTTCTCTGTTATCGGAAGACCCACGTACCTCTTCTCAAGCTCGTAGGCAAGGTCGTGATAGTAGGGATGGAACTTGTAGGGGATGTTAAAAATAGAAATGGATTTAGAGGCCGGGTCATACTGGATGTATTGGGTCGGAGGCATTACAACACCACCACCTGCCCGTCACTGGACTTCCGTGGAATTGATTGGAGCGCATTCCCCGGAACCGTGACTCCCTGAACCGTCACCTGAGATGAAGTCGGAGGGGACGATCCTGCAAACGTGGGCCGGGGCCGCACGAGAACCTGATCGGGGGCCATCTCGTTCTCTTCCAAGTCCTCTCCGAACTTCTCCTCGAACTGGAAGTGGAGCATCGAGCAGAGCATGGCGTCGGGACCGTGGTCGTCCTTCTTGACAGGCTTCCCGTACTTATCCTGCCTGTACCTCTTGAGTTGTTCGACGAGTCCGGTGTGGCACGACCGGATAAAGAATCTTTCCTTGGTCGTGAAGTATTTGGTGCAGTTTCCGATCCCGTAGTCCTTCCACTTGAGGAAGAGGACGCGGTTCATGTCGAACCCGGCCTGCTCCACTTCGAGGTTGTTGAACGGGTGGCTCGCGTCGGCGTAGACGTGGAACTTGTCCTGCCCGTACTTTTCCATCCACGACATGAGGATTCGGAGGGCTTCGCTCGTGAGCTTCCCGGTCATGTATTCCGTTTCGAGAATCCCCACGCACTTCTTGGTGGGGGCTTCATCCATGAGTTTCTGTGCGATCCGGAGTTCCGGATTGTAGGACGGGTTGGGGATTTCGATGAGAGCGGAGAGGACGAGGGCAGTCTGCCCCTCCAGACCCCAGTCGATCCCCACGGATTTCTCGATGATCCGGGCCTTCTCCCCCGGCCACTCCGGGTCCACGAGACTGTTCTCGATCCAAATCGTGTCGTAGACCGGACGCATCCAGTTGGGACGCTCGTTCTCGTACTCGACAGCGAAGACGTTGGTCCCCCGGTTCATCTTCTTGGCGATGATGACGTTCTTCCGGGGGAGGAATCCTTGGGAATGACGAGCCTTCCCGTTGCACCCCTTGAAGTGCCAGCCCATCTGGACTCCGTTCTCGTCGAAGGTCGGAGCCTTCTCGGTGAGAGGGCATTCGGTTTGGCAGTATTCCAGTGCTTGAGGGTCTTCGGGCGTGGCGGTCTCCATCCCCGTATCGCACTTCTCGATGGCGTCGTAAATGTTCCAGTTGAACCGCGTGAATCCGCGCTCCTCCGCGAAGTCCCAAATCTCTTGGAAGAGGCCGATGGGATGGTGGAACGTGGACAGGGCGAGGACCATGAAATTCGGTTCCGACATCGCGCCCTGCATGGCCGCAGAGATCATGCGGTCGGTGTTCTCGCCTTCCTGACACGACTCGTCCACCACGAACCCGGCGTTGTGCTTACCGCGAGCCTGCTTCTCGGACGCGGAGATGATCTTGAGTACAACGCCGTTGGTGAATCGAGTCTCGGTCTGGAGAGGGTCTCCGTCGATGATGGCGCGGGCGAACTCGGGAAAGCAGTCCCAGAAAGATTTCGTGTAGTGGTATACCTGCTTCGCCTGATCCTGCGATCCGGCCATCATGGTGAAGCTCATCTTGTGGTAGACGAGCGAGAGCCAGATGATGATGGACGTGCAGAGGGAGCCTCCCGTTCCACGGCCCTTCCAGAGAATCGCCTGACAGGTTCTCCGGTAGAACAGATCGCAGATGAACGAGAGCATGGTTGGGGCGAGCTTGAGGGCGATTTTTCGGGCGTCCTTGGCAAACCACAGTTTCGTTTGAAGGAACTCGGAAAGTTCACGATTCTGCCGGGCGATGAAGCTGGCGTCCGTTTCGACTTCGGATTTCGGACGGAGGAGATCAGGGAGCCCGTAGGATCGAGGGTCCTCGACTTTGATCCTGCGCTTGATCTCGCTCTCGACGAGGGTGAGATGTTGGAGATCGGAACTGACCTGACGGAAGGCTTCGCCCTCTTTCTTAGTTCCTCGCACTTGGTACGCCGGATTGTTGTAGACGAGAGAGAATCTCAGTTCTCTTGTTGAGAAGCTCCTGCGTCGTCATCTTCTTGATTTCTTCCACCGACATATTGATGTGTACCGGGG